AACAATCGTGAAGAAATTAACTATAACAATAAGCATTATGTTGCTGTGTGTTGGCTTGGTGGCTCAGAGCCTACCAACAAACCTTCAGATAAAGCTATTGAATCTGTCAAGTGGTTATACGAACAAGTAGGTGGAGAATTAAGACCACACTCCTCGTTTAAACAAACACAATGCCCAGGTGATGCGTGGAGACAATGGATTATAGAAGAGAAAACACCTAAAATATCTAATACTTCAACACCAGATGTATACATACCAAATAGTTTTGATAAGAAACTTGATGAAATCTACACTAAACTAGAGAGTATAGAAAGAAAATTAAAGTTAGGAAAATTAATACAATGAATGATGATATGAAATCAATGATTGAGAAAACTATCTGGACATTCGTTGAAGCATTTATAGGTGCTTTAACTATCTCACCTCTAGTAGGTGTTGATGCTAACGCTTTACAATTAGCTGCAATAGCAGGTGGTTCTTCTGCATTAGTTGTAGTCAAAGAGTTCGCAAAGAAAAAAATATCTAAATAAAAAACTATCACACTAGCACTGTATACTGAGATTAACAGGGCAAAGGAGGATAGAATGCCTAAAGTACCAGAAGAATGGGGAAACAATTTCTATAAGTCAGGGTGGCAACCAGGACTAGAAGTTAATGAACAGACTGGCATGGGTGAAATAACTCATGTTGGAACAGACCCAAACTACAGGAATAAATTAGACTCAATACTTCAAGAATGGGGATTTGACCCTAAACATTATGAAATAGAAGGTAGTGTTCGTGCATCTAGTTGGAATGTACAACTTAAAGGTGGAGCTACAGAAACTTTCTATGCTTTTAAAGGCATTGTCAAAAAGAAAAGACCTGGACATGATAAATACTTTCAAGAGTTGTTTAAACAAGCTAGAAAAAAACCACCTATAACTAAAAAGTTTGATGCAGGTGACACAGCTTTCATGTGGTTTATGAGTGACTGGCAACTGGGAAAAAAAGATTATGGAGTTGAGAACACTATCAAGAGATATGATAGGGCATTACAAGATGCAGTAAACAGAATCAAAGACCTTCGTAAACTTGGTGTTCAGATAGATGAAATTTATATGGTAGGTTTAGGTGACCTCACAGAAAACTGTACTCCTCACTTCTACGAATCTCAGCCACACAATGTTACTCTCTCACTGATTGAGCAATACGCATTAGCAAGGTCAATGATTATGAAAACGATTGACACATTCTTACCACACGCACCTAAGTTAATCTTGGCAGGTGTTCCTGGTAATCATGGTGAGATGTCAAGAACAAGTAAAGGACAAGTATCTACAAACAGATTAGACAACTCAGACACAATGCACTTGCAGATATGTCAAGAGATTATGAAGGCTAACCCAGAAAGATATAGCAAGGTAGAAGTAAATGTGCCTACTGGCTTTCATCAAACGCTAGTAGTAAAGGGTAAGACAGTTGCCTTTACACATGGTCACATGACTGGTGGTAGTGGTAATCCAGAAAACAAAATTGAGAATTGGTGGAAGGGTCAAATGTATGGGTGGCTACCAGTAGGAGATGCAGAGATTCTAGTCACTGCACACTATCATCATTTAAGAATGAAACAACAAGGAGATAGAACTTGGTTTCAAGCACCATCAATAGATAAGAGTATAGATTTTACAGAGAGAACTGGGTTGTGGTCACATCCTGGAGTCCTTACTTTCACTATAAGTGATAAAGGATGGGATAATTATTGCCCTTTATAAACGATTAAAGGGCAGTTGTTTAAACAGCTTAGGGTTACCTTGGAAATCTTTTTCTGGATATGTTCCCCAGTGTTTCATTTCGCTCCACATCTCTTGTACTTGAACAAATGGTATCCATTTAAAACCTTTATAAAAACTGTTGTAATAATATATACCAACATCTACTTGTTTAAACTGCTTGGTCTTTTCGTACATTTGACATAGTTTTTGGTAATCATCTAGCTTTAACTTAGTTGTACCTTTAACTTCACACAATCGTAGTTCGTTTTCAATGTACACTAAGTAGTCTGGGTTCACTGCTATGAATGTGTACAACCAGAACAGTGGCATCTCATGTTCCCATGGGCTAGTGCCAGTTTTCATCCATTGTTTTTGTTTGACTAACCCTAGTTGTGTTAGATAGATTTCAAAATTATCTTCTGCTTCTTTGCCTACCTTATCTTTAACTCTATCTTGATATGGTCTATCGCTTTGTTCCATTTTAAAATGGGAGTTCATCTTGGTCTACACCTTGGTCTGCTTTTTCTACCAGTGCATGACAAACTCTGTACTCCCACTTGTAGATGTTGTCATCTTCTGTGTGCTTGTATCTTGCACCACAATACTTGTTACCCTCTGTATCTGTATAAAATACATCGTTGTTTGAACACACGAATGGTGACTTGTGTCTTGTATCTGGCTCTGGTTTAATATCAAAGTTGTAATCTGGATAGCGTTTTTTTAATTTGTCTTTTAGTCTATCCAGATTAATTGATATATGATTATCTTCTATAGCCATTCTGTTGGGCAATCAGTATCGCCCCATCCAGTCCAACCACATCCATTTTTGTTACCTTGTGGATACTTGTTACAACTCCAGCTTGGTATCTTACCAAACTTTTCTGGCTCATCTTTTTTCTTTTGTCTGTTATCTTCTATCCACTCACTAGCATTACACTCTGGGCATTTGCGTTCTGTTGTTACAGTCACTTCGCCAAACACATCCTCTATTATCTCAACATCAGATGGTTTTGATTGTTCGTTTGCAATAGTTTCAAACAAATCTAGGTAAGCCCCAATGGTATCGTTATCCCAACTCTCTACATCTTTGCTGTGACCTGCTCCAATAAATTCATTAAAAGATTTTTTCTTTACTTCATCTTCTATATCTTTAGTTAATCCCCATCCTGCAATCAGCTTAGCTATTTGACTTGCGTTGTTAGAAGTAACCTCTTTGTTTACTCCAATGTCCTCATCAAACTTTGCTTTAGCATCTTCTAAACTAGATAGTTCCTCATCAGTAGGTTTGTTTTCTTTCTTACGATTATCAACTTTAGTAACTTGTACTTTATCTTGTTTACCTACCTTAGACATCTCCTCTTTGCTTGGTCTGGCTTTGTTGCTACCTTGGTACTTCCAGTTAGCCAACGCTCTACCTATCGCACTTGTTTCACAGTTCTCCATCCACGCATCAGTGTTAGCGAATCCACCTTGTCCTTTGGTTTCTTGTGCTATGCCTGTAGTTACTGGTCTTGCATCCTGTTCTTGTTTAAACACAGATGCTTGTATGGTTACACAGCTACCTTCTGGTGTGATGTGTAAAATTTCTGTTTCTATTCTTCCTTCTGGGTTCTCCTTCCAGAATACTTTTAATCTATCTTCTACTGTTTCGTAGTTATCTGGGTTGTACTTTGGCATTATTCCTCCTCTTGTTTGTCTTTATTAGACTCAATTATTTTATATACTCTTTGTCTACTTACCTTCATAATGTTTGCACATTGTATAACTGATAGTTTCTTTTCTTTTATAATGTATTCTAATAGTCTAGCTCTTTGTAATGACAGATTCTTTTCAAGCTCTCTTGCTGTATTTATTTGTAGTGTTAAATCTCGTACTCTATTCTCATGTTGTCCTTCTGGTATGTGTTTAAACACCATCTCAACACCATTGACATAGGATACTTTACCTTCTACACCAGTAATATCTTGGTCATTAATTATTTGTAATGTCATAGTCCTCCTCGTAAATATCTTTTTGTAACTCATCTATAAAATCTATTGCATCATTGTTTAAACTGATAACCCTCATTGGTTTATTAGTTAGTATGTATGCAACAAGTACCAACACTAAGACAACTAAGAATGTTATCGTGGTTAGCATTATTGGTATCCATATAAAGTATTCCATTATTATTCTTCCTCCTTATCTTCATCATCCATAATCTGTAGCTGTTCGTTATAAGCAACTGCAAATTCCTCTAATAATCTGTTTGCAACTCTTGGTTCTGGCTTTCTCAACACACTGGATTTAATAACCATTGCTCCACCACAAGCGTTAGATAAATCCATACTCCACTTCTTTAGATTTTCTGGGGTAAAGAATCCCCCTTTGCCATTTGGCATACTTCCTCCTTCTTATTTGTAGTTGTTTAAACTACTTGTTGTTCTATTGGTATCTCAATTAACTTAACGATAAACATACCACCTAAGTCTTTGAGTTCTCTTACCTTGCACTTAGCGTCATGTTCATTGTCATACTGCCATGTCACAGTACCACCATAAACACTTGTACTTTGTACTTGATAAATCATAGTTCTCCTATGTAATCTCCTATTTAATCTTAGTCCTTATTTTCTCTATTGTAAACAAGTATTGAGGTACAAGGTGGCAGTAAACAAAGAAAGCTCCCACCTTGTTTAAACATCTACTCTCCTTCTCCTCTAAACATTTCCTCATAACATTCTGGGTGTACACCAGTCATCAGTTGCTCCCTTAACTCTCTGCTCGTGTCTGGAAATATATCTTGTATTAATCTGCGTAAATGTTTAGGTGTCTGTTTAAACTCTCTGTATTTTTCTTCATCCACCATAAGTGTACCTGTCTGCCCACAATGTATACATTCTTTAGTTGTTACTACAAACATTATTCTTCCTCCTCTAAATGTTGTAACCAATCTTTAGGTTGCATATCGTAAACGAAATCTTCTGCGTCTTCTTCATCAATCGCATCAAATTTAACTAATATTTTATATGTCTTTAACTTAGCCATTATTCACCTCCTTTAAAAATCGTGTTGTTCTGTTATGTTATGCAACAGTAACCACGCTCTATCAGTATTGTTTAAGTCATCCCAATCGACATAACTTTTTTGAGTTACAGAATAGTAATCTAAAAAAGATTGAAGTCCTAATTCATGCCACGCAGAACCTACATTTTCCATAAATTCCCAGTATTCGTCCTCTTTGTAGAACTTATTGTTGTTTCTTGGTTGTCCATTTACTTCTATTGTCCATTGAACTGGATGTTGCTCTTTACTCTTAGCCATTATTCTTCCTCCATTGTGCTTACTATCTGTATATCTTGGTCAACAAATTCATCTTCAAAATTTCCTGCCTTGATATCTTCCAGATATAAATATTGTGTGTGTTCATCATTAACTAAGTCATAAACTTCGTTGCGTTGCAATCCACCTATGACATAGGTCTTAGTTATTGCTACTTCTACTGTTACTTTTGCCATGTTTAAACAACCTCCTTTGTTTCATCATTGAATAAAAACTCTCCATATTCTAAGAAGTGTTTCATATCTTCCATAATTTGTTGTACTGTTTCTAATCTGTCAACGATTCCTATTTTGTCATCAAAGCCACCACTAGACCAAGAAACTTCCCAAGCTCCATCATTGTTGTATCTGTTAACTCTCTTATCTCTGCGTAATCTGAAGTTATCACTACCCCACCAACCTTTAGCAGTATAGGAAACCTTAGACCAAGATTTCTCATCTTGATATGTTCTCTCTATGTCTTGTTTTACTATGTTTATTCCATCATAATGTTCTAACTTTGCAGTCTTTAGATTATCTTTTTGATAAGTGTATTTGTATTCTTCCATGTTCTCCTTTGTTAATCATTAATAGAGTATCATAATCTATTTACTATGTAAACAACTAACTACAAATGATATTTAATTGACTTGCATTCTATTTTTATTCTGCTATGTAAATACCTCTATACATACCACTATATATTGTATGCGTTTAAATGCGTTTTAAGGGGTTGTTATGGTGTTAGGGGTATACAGTCCCATGGTTAGATTACTGCTCTTATAAATACAGAAAAGCCCCTTAGGGCATAAAGGGGCTTTCTGTCGTACTGTATAACAAAGGGGAGTTATACTGTTTCTTTCTTTGGTTCAAATCCTAGAATAATATTAGCCATAAAAGAAAAATAATTCTCTATGACTTTATTCTCTATTTTGTCTGTTGGGTTTGGGTCTATACTTCCCATGTCAATCGCTAGGTCTATAATCTCAACATACATATATGGTATATCAAGGGCTAAACCTTGCAACCACTCTGTCATGGCTCTAACTTTCCCATAGCGTTCAATAGCCCGGCCATACTCGCTATCAAATCTGTCAAAGATATATTTTATTTTTTCCTCATCTGTTATTAATGGGTTTTCCTGCCCATCAAGTTCAATAGTATCTAATATATATCTCTTATAGTTTTCTTTATATTTTGTGTGATGTAGTTTCATTTTTCCTCCATGTATCCTACTTTGTTCCCATTAAAATCGTATAAATGTACAAAGCTACTTGTATTTAATTTGTCTATATTATCTTTTATTATTTTTTTACACTCGTAAACAGGGTCATCTTCAAACGCACCATTATCAGTATTTATTTTTATTGTTATATTCATTTTATTCTCCCTTATTTGTAACATCTAAAATTTAGATTCTTTTTTTAGATGTTGTTATTTTATAGTCTTTTACTACTTAACTTCTACAGATAGTATTGCTCTATCTTGTTCTAAGAAGTTTTTATATAACTGTTCAAAAAAAGTTTTATCTTTATTTTTGTAAAAAGTAGATAAATCTTTATTTATTTCTATTTCTAACTTTATTTTCATTTATTCTCCTTTGTTTCTATGTTTATTAAAACATACCCGGAAATTCAACAATACTTTGGAAATCTTCTAATTGCTCCATTAATTGTTGTATTTCGTATAGTTGTTCTAAACAGTCGCTTAATTGGTCGTACTTGTATGTATTCTCTAAGTTAGTACCGGACATATTCTCCATCCATTGTTCTATCTCATCATATAGAGATTCTACCTCTGCTTTACCATCTATACAATTTGCTATTGCTTCTTCTAGCCTATCGCTTCTTCCTTTATATTTTCTAAGGTCTTTTAGGCTTTGATAATGTTTAACAGTTTTATACAAGTCGGTTACTTGTCTATCGCTTACCATCATTACACCATCTACAATTTCAACGCTACTAGGTAGGTTTATAGCAACCGGTGGTCTTACTCTTCTTTTTTTAGTCATTGTTATATTCTCCCTTTGTTATTGAATCTCTCTAAGATTCCTACAAGGCACTCATTGAATGCCCTGCGAGAATGTTAAAATAATTCTTTCGTTGCTTCGTTTATTCCTGTAGCTACTCTAAATGCCCATGGGTCGAAATTATCGTTAAAGTCTGCGAAATCATATTCAAATCTTCGAATTAGATTACTTAATAGTATTAAGGTATTCGCACTTTCGTTGTCGTCTTCTATATTCTCGGCACTCTTTACACTTAGAGATAATGTTTCCGCTATTGCTTCGAAATGTTTTTTAGTCATTGTTTTATTCTCCCTTTGTTTGTTACTACTAACCTTACTATGTAAATAATTATTTACAAGTTATTAAGTAATATTTTATCTAGAGTATTGGTTTAGATTTTGCCGGAGAGTTTTAAAAAGGTATAGGGGGTGGTTATTATCAATTAAGGCTACCTCTCTTACAGAACCTTTCATAATTACTACACAATAGAACAAATGTTCTAGTAATGTATTTAGACTAACTTAGTATTGGTAAAGATTACCAATAGAGCAAGTAAAACAAATGCATATATCAATATGACAGCTTACTATATATATTGTAGGAACACTATATGTAAGTAGAACAAACTGTATGAAAAAAGTGTGTAATTACTATTCTGTAATATACACAATCTTAGTTGATTGTGAACATCTAGATAAAGAAGAAACACAGTAATAAGAATTACTGGTTGCTTGTTTGAGTGGTTCTTTGCACTCTGTGCATTTCATATAAGTTAGTGTAGTAGGTGTAGGGGGATTTGGTCGTAACAGGCTATTGTAGTGGGTAAGCCTGAAAGAAATCTCTGTGTTGTCCTCGGGTACTGGGTTTGCCTTTCTAGTGTATCGTATTACCGATTCCCAGCTTTCTGACTCCTGATGCCAACTTCACCTGTAACAACTTTTGATTGCCTTGTTTATAATTTAACTATAATACTTATTTTAACTTATGCAAGAATTAGATGATATACTAAGAGTATACATTATTCAATGTATTCCTCCCTTGTTGCCCTAGCTAGTCTAGGGTGTGCTATAGTACTGATATGAGTGATGATATACCTGTTGTAGATTGTGACCTATGTTGGAACCCTCATTGGGAGGACCAGCTTATTGATGGTTTATGTCCTACCTGCACTGTAGATATAGTTGTAGAATAAAAAAATTTTTTTCAGGTTATAGGGTTTTGTAAACCAGTAGGAGCTTGGCGACCTTTTATACGAGGATAAGTTTTTGGTTTATGATTATTACAATATTTAAATTTATTGTATTTTGAAATAACTGT